GGGAGGTATTCATCCTCACCAAGGAGTTCACAAAACTTGTACAGGACGTAGCTGTAACTCAAAAAGTTTTTACGGTTTTCAGGACAATGTTTCTCAAAAGGCTTTTGAATCTGCCCAAACATGAGTCGAAGTCGGTCTTCCAGGGCTTGAGGCATGGTTGGAGGTTTCACCCCGTTGAGAGTCGTTGTGATGTAAGGTGCGTGTTCGTAGTATTTATTCATGTGAATTTTCTTTAGCATTTCACGAACCTTGCGATGTGTTAAATCTGACTTGTCTTTGATGCGCTGCTTTTTCACTTCGAGCTGTAATTGTTCAATCAGTTCTTGTGGTACACTCGTGTACTCCTTCGCCTGGAACTGATTGACCCATTCGTTGAAATGATTTTCACGCCGGTACGAATAGATGACGTGACGTTCCATTTCCTGCTCCTCCTTGAAACCCACGTCTTGACATTGCACGTAATCAGTCACTCCACATTTGAGGCAAATCATGTCACTCGTCGATTCATCAAGTATATGGTCGAATGAACCACAACCTTTGCATTTGGCTATATACCCAGGATTCCTTTTCGGTATCGGTGTCATGTTATTTCCCTCGACGGTCATCATGTAGTTGTCGTAGACATCCTTCTTCTTCCCTCCGGCAGCTTCAAATTCTCTCAATAAAGGAATGCATTCAGCCATATAGTCGTACATCTCTTGTTCAGCAGCCGATTCCCCTTTAGATATTCTTTTTTGAAATTCCACCAGGCGTTCCTGGTAGCGTCCTTCCATTCTTTTTATTATATCGTTTTCTTTTAGTTAATGTGGGTCTTAAATATCATCGAACAATGTAGACCCAAGAATTTTCAGGTTCATCATATGTTCAGGCACGACGGGAATGAATTAATACCGGTCGACAAATTCAACCCAGGTGAACACGGACATGTCAATTACTACTTTGGGGGTCAGCTGTACACGCACCTCGGACGCTGGCCCATTCAGAACATCATCCCTCGGTTTTCAGTTCCTGTACACAGTGCAATCTTTGTCAATGACGAAGACAGAAAACCCACAATCTGTACGGAAATCGTCAGGCGCCATTCAGGACCAACACAATCACCAGTGTCGCTCGATGTGTACGCCCCTCGTCCACATTTCACAGTTTCATTCTCAGGAGGGTTGAGGATCTCCGTTGGAATCAAATGGATCCTCGTAAAAAAGGTATCTGGTACAGTTCATATTCAAAACGTCCTCGGTAAAATCACACAAGTGGAGATTTGAGCACCCGAGTCCGTTGTCTGTTGGACAAACTTTCCACCTTCGGTGGAAAGGGGTATTTAACCATCAACCTTTGGCGCCAGGTAAAACTTGAGTTCACCGAGGTTTGCAACCGTGTACCGGAACACGATGGGCATGTTGTCGTCCTCCTCGTGCTGCATCAGCTGGACGCTCGAGCACAGACTCGTCGCCCGGGTGAACATGTTGATGTACTTGAGAGAAAACACATTTCCGAGCGCCTTGTCCTTTCCAGGCTCGACACACTCGAGGATAGTCTTTTGGTTTGCAAAACCACCCTCACACTCGAGCTCGATTGTATCCTTCTTACGCGTGATTCGAATATCCTGAGCCAAGTTGTTCATGTCACGCGTTACGCGTTGGAAATCGACACTCGGGATGGTAGTCAGGACGTTCATATCAATCTCAGGCACGGACAACATATCGTCGTTGATATCCAGAAGCTTAAAATCGAAAGACGTCGATGACTTTTTCGCCGCATTCTCGATCCGAATGTGCAGAAGATACAAGTCATCAATCGACATGCTCAGTGTATCCGTATTGGTTACCGACTTGAGAAGCTTATACGTGTTTGACACATTGAGACCAGCGGTGTGTTCCCCCTCGCAATGGTACTCTTCAAAGTTTTCCGCTGGCATGACCAGATGGACAAGCGTCACACGCGCTGTATCGAGTGTGATGACCATGAGACCCTCTGGTCGGAACACGAGGTTGACATCGTTGATGATATCCTTGAGCACCTCAAAGACGGTGCGAAAGGCACTCGCCTGAATCGTCTTGAGACGAACCATACCCACAAAACGCAGGCTCACTTTATACCCTTCTGGTATGCGTCAGACACCTTGCGGTTCACCTTTTCTTCGAGTTCACGCGTCATCGGAGGTGCCAGCGGCACGTTGAAGTGTTCAATATCGAAATAGTTTCCGGCATCGTTATCATGCGTGTCGTCGAGCATGGCACCTGAAAGAACAGTCTGGTCAAACTCTTCGACACGCTCCTCTGGCTTCATCGATTCCATCCATTTGCGAACGTCATTTCCGACAAGCAGGTGTCCGTCGTTGGTCACCAGGGTGGGCACGCGTGTAATCTGTTTCGACGGAACACCCTGAGTAGACACGTTATGGAAGCGAATCATATGGATGAGCGCAGGGTTTTCCCGAATCTCCTGGATCACCTGAGTACAATATGGACACTTATCGCTGTAGACCAGAGTGGCCATCCTACTATTGGATAACTTTTTGTGCCCAGGGAGACGACGCGGTCTTTTTTCTCGCCTGTTATTAATATGAAGGACATTGTCGTATTTCTCCTTCTGGCAATTTTGGGATTTCTGCTGTGGAACCGCGGTGTGTTTGTGAACGGTGAGGCGTTTGTGAACGTCAGTGATCAAAAGCCAGTCAGCCCTGCGACAATCCAGACCATCATCAACGCAATTCAGGCGAAGAATCCAGATGTCTACCCGGTCCAGACAATCTACATCAACTCAATGATGGGTGACCAGGGATCGGTGATGTATGATGCCCGTATCATGTTTGTCAACACACGTGGTTACTTTGGTGTCCAGTACGACATCAAGGCGGACAGCAACGGCAACATCCTGGAAATGTCTGAACAACCCCAGCCCGGCATCGGTGCTGCTGATGTTTTCGAGCCGTTCGGTCCCAGTGATGCATACACCACGTTTGAGGACACACAGGTTGTCCTGGACAAACAGTTTGCGGATCTGAAGACCCAGGTTCCTGGGTACCAGGGGAAGCTTGACATTTGGTTGGAGCAGATGCGTCAGTCGGAGAGAAGCAACGCCGACGCTGCGGCACGGAACGGCACCGTTGTTTCTATGCGCTAATTAGGAATGATCTCAGCACAAAATCTTGCTGAGAGAGAGCATAAAAGGCTAGAGGTTCGCAAGGCGACCTACAAAGCTATTCTCGAACAGCTCTGTCGCAAAATCAAATCTGCGTCAGAACTTGGAGAACGTTCAGTTTTTTTGATGATTCCACCATTTACTATAGGATATCCTGCATATGATATTGAAACTACGACCGTGTACATTCAGCGTCAGCTGGATCGCCTGGGCTACAAGGTGATCAAGGTGGCACGGGGCACGCTGGGTGTCAGCTGGGGCGACACGAAACCAAGGGGACCTGTCATCATTGATCACTCTGCTGAAGAAGAATCAACTCGGAGTATTTCGTTGCCGTCGCTTGCAAATTTACAGAAAACAGCTGCGAAATTGCGCGGAAAAAGGTGATTAACTGGAATTGGTCTTGGACATTGCAGCCGCACCGACAATTCCTATAGGAATGATGATGAGTATCCATAACCAATTCATGGATGAATCAGGTGGTGCTGGTGTAGAGGCGGCTGGTACTGACGGCACGGTCACATTTTTTTTGAGTGAATCGACACTAAGACCCGTAACAGATGCAGATGGAGCTGTCACACCGTTCGTTATGTCATTCACTCCAGAAACACTAAAAGTTGGAAAAGTGATTCCATTGAGCAAATTTTGCGTTCCACTGAGAGCCATTATACTATTTACGAGGAATTAATAACGATGGGAGCATCACGTATGTTTGTTGCAAGCTGAGTTGCAGAAGCTGCAACCTGTGTCGTAAACGTTTGCTTATCAGCTGTAGGAAAGGTCGTCCACCCCGCTGTAATTTTTGCACCGACTGCAGGCATGATTGTGTTTACGATGTTTGTCTGCCAAATCTGTTTGAGGTCATCTGGAAATCCTCCAAACTCCGCCAGGTCCATGATGCTGAGCGGGCTGGATGCAGTGTACATCTCACGGAACACGAACAGTTTTGTGAACATGACAATGACGAGGATCCAGAGAGCGATACGTTCATAATCAATATGCATTATATATAAGTCACGAAAAAAGTGCGCGAGTCTTGCACAAAAAAATAAACCCGCTAACATCAATGGATTCGACAGCTATCCTGGTCGAGGCTGAACGCAAGTTTATGATCAAGCTGTGTAACGCCATGACGCCTGTGATGATTGATGCCTTTTACGAAATGTACAAAAAGGCTATCGAGGTGTCCAAGGGTCGTCAGACGCTCATTCACTACCAGACGCTGCTCCAGGAGGTGCCCCACTGGAACAGCGTCTGGTAGTG